GGTCGCAGCGGCCGCCGAATCCTGCGTTTGCGAGTACTGCGACTGCAAGCTCGCACCGAGAAACCGCACCGCCTCCGGGCCTTCCATGCCCAGGCGTTTGATGTTGCCGAGCATGGCCGGCAGGTACCGGGCCATGTCCTTCGGACCGAAAGCCCCGATATCCCCCGCCGCCGCCACCTGGCCCAGCATGCCGGCCATGTCCTCTTTTTTAACCCCGGCCTCCTTGAACGAGTTGATCAAAGTCGCGATCGTCTCGGCTTCCATACCCTGGCCGTCGATCAGGTCGGCAATTTGCCCGGCGTATTCGCTGGCCTCCTGCCAATCAACGCCCTTTTCGATCAGTCCGCCGACCGCCTGGGCCAGCAGTTGCCGACTCATGCCCTTGTCGTCCGCGATGGTCGAAACCATCTCGGCCATCTTGCCTTCGTCTTCGGTGCCGGCCGTATGCGCCCACAACGACATCTGGCGCATTTGCGCCTGATAGTCACCGGATATCTTGGTGGGAATGGCAATCGCCGCTGACAGCGCCGTAGCCTGGCCAAGCGAGCCCTTTAGCCCATCCTTACCCTGCTTGATTTGCGTATGGCCCAGGGCCTTCAGCTCAGCACCACGGGCCACCTGGCCAAGTTTCTGGTACTCGTTACGCAGCTTGCTGACCTCAACGCCCTGATCCTTCAAGGTTCTGAGGTTGGATTCCAGTTTCTTCAGCAGGCCGTCCGCCGAAGCGGATCCGGTGTCATGGGCTTTTTTCCACTCATCCCGCAAGCGGATAGTGTCGCCAATAGTGTTTTGCAGTACCCGGGCTTTCGTGCCCTGGTCACTGAGTTTCTTGATGCGCCCTTCAACGTCCTTGAAGGCAGCGCCAACGGTTGAACTGATAGCGCCGCCGATGACTACGCCAAGCGCCAGGTTGTTCGCCATGGGGTCACTCCGAAAAGGTCCAGGCGGCTCACTCCTTGAGCCACCAGATCATCGTTGAGAAAGACATGGCCTCGATCTCGCTGGCCGAGAAAGACATTTCCCGGGCCAGTCGCTGAGCCAGCTTTCTCTGTATTTCTTCGTTAAACCCGGTCCTCGCGCACCAGGCGAAAATAGGCAGCCTGAAGGCGTTTGTAGTCACGCACGCTCAGCTCCCCCAGATCATTTGCGCCTGCATCCGTCAGGCTGGCGAACAGGATCATTTCGCTTTGTTCTTCATCATCCGGGGCGGCTTTGGTCGCGTGGCGAACCTCGCGAACGGTTGGGGAGCGCATGGTCAACTGATCAGTTTCGACCTGATTGACCTTGACGATCTTGGACAGCTTGATGGTTGCCGAGTCAGCGCTGACGGTCAGCCATTCAGGGATTTTGTTTACGTCTTGAGCCATGGGTAATTTCCTTAAAGGCCGAGGTCGCGGCGAACGCCAGCGAGTTGGTCAACGCCATTGATGACGCGTACTGCGTTGACCGGATCCATTTCGTACATCAGCACGCCACCGACTTCCAGCTTGTAGTAGCTGACGCTGACGGCGTACTTGAATTCAGCATCGCCGCCCGGCTTCCACTCGCCAGGATCCAGTTCGGAGAGCATGCCGCGAAGGGTGGCGACCACCGCAGTGGTGGCCCCTTTCTGGCCTTTGAACGAGCCACGGAATACCGAGTTGAACGCGGTCTGATCAGCCAGGCCAAAGAGCTTCATAGCATCGCGGCGCACGCCCTTGGTGCTGAAAGACGCCTCCAGCTTTTCCATGCCCTGATCCATATCAATCGGCGCATCCATGCCGCCGCCCTGGTACTCGGCGGTTTTGATTTTCAGCTTGGGCAAGCTCAGGGTAGGCACGTCACCGGCGAAGTTCATGCCGTCAATAAACATGTTCATCATGAACAGCGTTTGGGGAATCATGGACATTGCGAAGCCTCCTTAGGCTTTGTTTTCCAGGACTTCGGTGAGCCACTGGTTAGTGACTTCAACGAGGAATGTCGGGTTTTCTGCCGGCGGCACGTCGGTGAAACGAATCCGCCAATAAACCTTGCCCTGTTCCAATTGGCTGGCCGTGTTCAGCTCGTCGTCCGGGAACACTTCGAAGTTGATCACCGCGCCCTGCTTTTTCAGGTCGCGCATAAAGTTTTCCAAGCCGTTGGTCACGTCGGCGACGTAGGTCTTGGTGATCGCGCGGTCCACGGCCCACTTGTGCCCGTAGAGAATCGCGTCCATGACGATGTCCTGGGTGCGTACGCGCGTGACAAAAGCCCACTTCGGATCACTGGAACAGGTGCGGTTGCCCCACAGGCGATAGCCGTCATCACGGATGATCGTGGTGATATTGGCGTTGTTCAGCAGGTTGGCCCGGCATGTCGCGTCACCGTCCAAAAACTCAATCGGCCGCGCGGTACCCGTGATGCCGACAAACTCCTTGTTCGACGGCGAGGCCCAGAAGCCGTACTCGTTGTCAGTCCAGGCGAACAGCCCGGCCACCCAGGCCGACGCCGGCGCATCAACGGTCTCGCTGAGGACGGTGTCCCAGCTCTGTACACCCGGGTCGACCAGAAACACGCGCTTGCTGCCGAAGTTCTCGGCGTAGGCAATGGCCGCCTCATCGGTGGTGTTCGGACCATCGACGATGGCGATGCCGCGCAGCTTGCCGGCAAGTGCATCCATCGCCGTGGCCACGGCCTGGGTCGCGCTATGACCTGGGGCAATCAGCAAACGGGGCTGAGCATTGAAACGGCTCTTACCGTCCAGCAACGACTGCATGCCGGTCCGCTGACCGTCAGCCAGGACGCCGCCGATAATGGCCGAGGTCTGCAAGGCCGGGGTGGCCAGCTTCTCGACGCCGCACGCTACGATCACCGCCTTGGCGCGCATGTAGATCGCCTTGATGGACTTGGTGATAGCCGCGTCTTCGCCCCAGGCCGCCACCGCCTCGCTTTCGCGAGTGATCAGCAGCACCTGGTTAGGTTTGGCCGTCACCTTCGGCCCTGGGGTGAAGGTATCGCACAGACCGATAATCGAAGACGAGGGCAGCGAGATAGTGCGTGCGCCGGTGTCCACATTGGTGACGGTCACACCGTGAAAGAAACTCATAGGGCAATCTCCAGAAACGAAAAAGCCCCGCATAAGCGAGGCCGTGGGGGATGTTCGTTGTTACGCGTAATGGGAAAGAAAACGCCCCGTCAGTGCGGGGCGCTATTCGGTTTGCTCAATGATCCAACTTGGGGCGACTGGTCGACGGTTACTGTCAGGAAAATCTGGCGATTGCGGCCAATTGCGCAGGGCCTGCATGAACACCAACAGCCCTTCGAACTGCTCGGCGGTGAGCGTTGTCGGCGCGCTAATTTCAAGCTGGTCGCGGTGCCGATCACGCAGCCAAGCTGCTGACGTCAGTACTCCATCACGCCAAGCGCGTTCGGCCAGAGCCACAGCATCGGGATCAACCGGCGGCTCGACCAGCTCAAGCGAACCATCCTCGGACACTTGCGCGAGCAGACCGCGCGATATCCCTGCCAGCAGTTCCCTTCGTTGCGGCTCGGTGACCGCAATCGCATCGGTCGGAATCTGCTTTTTGTTATTGAGCGCAGTGTCGAAGAAACCACGCTCTGAGGGGCTGTAAAACGCTGCCATAGGTGTACCTCTTTATCGGCCTAGCGCCAGCCAAGCGATGTCGCCTGCTGACTGGGTGTAGTTGTTCTGAACCCGGATCACAGACCTCGACACGTAGCCTGCTCCAGGCGCAAATGCTGCCCCGGTGATCATCGTCGTAAAGGCCATGCAGGCTCCCACCCACATGATTTCGTTCGGGAACGTCACGGAAAGAGACACGTCACGGCCTGGACCTTGGGAGGTACCGCTGTTGGTCGCCTGCCCAACCCCGACCGCTAGCCCCCATTGCAGAATCCAGCCACCCAGCCAGGTTGGCATTGCGATGTGACCATTCGCGCCAAGTACCCATGAAACACCAGCGCGCAGCTTTTTGGGCGTCACGGCTTTTGTGTCGTCAGTGCCTGCATTTACTTCGGATTGAGTGGCAAGTTGTACAACGCCCAGCACGCCTTCTTGAGCGGCCTGCCACAACGCAGCCAGGCGTGTCGCAAGTGTCAAAGGGCTGACCATCGTCGATGGTTCAGTACCGCTGTTGACTGCAGTCTGCGAAGCAAAACGGGCGATACCTGCAACGCTTGTTGTCGCCTGCACAACTTTTGCCGCGATTGCCTGCCAGACCCGTAGCGCCGTCATCGGCTTGGTCGTGTCAGAGCCTTGCTCAGCCTCCGTTTGGCTCGCAGCGATGATGCCGTAGCCAGACAAGGTGTTCGGCAGGCCTGTCAGCGCAGCAAAGGGCACAGAGTACAAACCAGCTCCGCTTCCAGTGATCGTGCCGCTGATCTCAACAATCCCCTCCGACTTGATCCGGATGCCGGGGCCGCTGGACCAAGGATCAGTTCCCAGCCCCAGGAATGCGATCTTGAATGCACCGTCAGAGCCACCGTAGAAGCCAACGCCCCCCTTAATTGACCCGGGC